CTCGGGCTATCTACATCGGCACGGATGAGTTCAACTCGGTTACTGGTCCGCCCTCCCAAATCGTGATGCAACGTGCGGTCCATCTGACGCGCGTGCTCCACGTCCCAATAGGAGAAGTTAAAGTCGAATTCGGGTACAAGACCGACGACGTGAAACTTTGCAAATTCCTAAAGGACGATGAAGCCTGTGTGCACACGATCGAAGGAGACTTTAGCAGAAACGACCGCGAGCAACGTAGCCGGGTCGCCATCATCTACGATGCCTGGCTTGAAAAGCTAGGCCTCCCCCTTTGGTACAGGGTTCTACTCCTCGATATGGAGGTATTCTCAATCCGGGATCTCAAAACCGGATTCTGGGCTCTACTGAAGTTCCAATTGCCCACAGGCACAACTTCAACCACTCCACGCAACAGTCTGTACAACGGTACAATGATTGCAGTGGCAGCTAGACTGCAGGCGGTCTCCGGACGCGCACTCATCCTGGGCGACGACATCCTCGCCCGGATGGCAAAGGCATTCATAGTAGCCGCATGGATCAAAGTGGTCAGCGACTTCAAAATGGTTCTCAAGGCTAAAGAACCCAAGATGGACGGTGAAGCCACCTTTCTATCCAGACGCATCTTCTGGTACGTCGACACACCATGCATGGTGCCCCTCCTCGGCAAAATGTTGGTTAGATTTAACGTGCGCGGGAGCGTAAACGACGCAGTCACAGACAGCCAGTACATGGCTGGTAAAGCACTCAGCTACGCATATGAGTGCCGACATGTGCCACTGTTGTCTGACATCTTCATGCAAAGGTATGAAATGGAAGGCGACCGCGGCCTCGTAACGCCACAAGAACTCTCTTGGTTTGCAAAAACCAGCGACCTAAGCGCGAAAGATCTGATCAAAGCAATCCGAAACGAACCGGTTAAAGTATCTCGATGTGATTTTGGCGAATGGTGCAATCAACTCTATGACCTTGATTGGTCGGATGTGAAAGCACTGTTTGAACAAACCATCTTGAACCCGGAACTCGTCATGCTAGACAACCCAGATATCGAACACATGCAAATGGACTACACATAATCGGACACCCTAACGTTAGATCCTTAGTTGTTGATCTCGGGCGGAGGCCAATGAAAATACTAAAGTTTTAATGACAGCCGAAGAGTCAGCTTTTGAAAGGGAAGCG